TCATCTTAAAAGCATCGCCAGCGAGGTATGCTGATGGGTTATTCTTTGCCGTCTTTCTCTTAACATCCTTGATGTTGTTATAAATCGGTATTGCCAGCCTGCCATCTCTGGCTTTCTTTTTACCTCCAGTTTGTTGTAGGCTAGCAAATGCTGCCATGGTATAAATCTGGGAGGTTAGATTTTTCTTATTAGCTGGCTTGATTCTAATACTACTTTCAAATCCACCTGATTTTTTACGAATATGAAATTCTTCCCTGATATGCTTTTTAACTTCCGTCTGTGACTTCTGTGCCACATTGGTCAGGCTCTTTGCGGCTATGAATGGTATTTGTCTGCTTGCAATCTGGCTTAGGCTTTTTATTGCCTGATTTTCCAAATGTAAGCTGATAATTGCCAAGATTTCAAAATATTAATTTTTTCCAATTTAACCTAGTCTTTGGTAAGATACCGGTGTTTTAAATCTCCGTTAAGATCTTAAATCCGCCTTGTAGTTTCTAGCTACAATTTTTTGAGGATGAAAAAAATATAGCCCAAATAAGCCTTAAATGTCCAATGGTTTTTTAGTGATTAGTAAACATAGGAAATCAATTTAGTTTGTGAGTAATTGTGAGTATAGCCTTTTGCCATCTCCAATTGGCAGTTGATCTAGCAACTCCTAATTTTACGCAAATTTCCTTCCAAGGTAGCCTTGAAGCTCTTAGCCAAATGACTTTGCGATCATCAATTTCATCCAAAAGATTTATCCATTTACAAGTTTCTTCCATATTCGATATGGCTTCAGCAGTTGGTGGCCATCTTTTTGGCTTTTGATCCATCATAGCGATTTCTCTTTTGGTGTAGATGATCTCTGGCCAAGCTGACATATAGCCATTGACCCTAACAGCAGGAAGTCTCCTCAAAGTTCTGACCGCTTCCTCAAAGCGATCAGCAACGATTTCTTTAGTCCATTTTTGATTTTCCATTTTTTTGCCTATTTTGATTGTTGTAAATTTTGTTGCCAATTTGCTTGATAAGCTCTTGCTCATCCCAACTCAGACGCTCATCGTCTTTTTTTACCACCAATATTCCGTCATTTTTCCAGCCATCTTTTTTGACTTTCTCAATGTCGATTTTTACTGGCTGCATTTTGCCCAGCGGGCTTTTATAATCTTTCTGCATATTCACCTCGCTTGATCTTTGATTACTAAATCCAAGAGAGCCAAAGCGTCAGCTTCATTGTCATCTTTGGGAGCGAATCCCATTTCGGTAATTTTGCTGATGATCTGACCTTTTGAGGCATTGCCTTTGCCAGTGATGTGTTTCTTGATCGTGCCAACAGGAATGCCAAGATATGGGATATTCTCCGCTTCGCACCAAGCGGTGAGATGAGCCAAAAAACCACCATAGGCATGGGCTGCATCAACTCCAATATGGCGTCTGACTTCCTCGAAGTAAATTTGGTCGATCCCATTTGAAAGCTTGTTCATTTCATCAAGCCAGTTTTTGAAGCGAAGGTATCGCATGCCTCCACCTTCAAAGCGTGTTGATTTGAAATTTTCAGTTCCGCTGAGTATTTTTTGATCAGCCAGACAAACTGCCCAGCCTGTTTTTGTTCCTAGATCTAATGCTAGAATTTTTTTGTTTTTCATAATTTTTTAAATTTCGTGTTGTTAGAAAAATGATGATGATTGTGAAATCCACGATCACCCAATCCCTATTACGGTAATTAAGAGAGCCCTTTGGCTCTCTATTACGTAAGTAATAGGGTGAAAGAGTTCCAACTTGAATTAGGGAGGTTGAGACCAGTAAAACCAGTAGTTGGCAGCCTTGCCAACTTGCCATTTTTGATGTCTAAAAATGAGCTCTTTGCCATCTTGCTTGTGAGTGCAAAATAGTAAGTGTGAGTATGTTTGTACCGCCAAGTTGGCAAAGCGTTGCCATCTTGCTGACAAGTAAGGCAACTTGCCTGATAGTAGATGTGAGTAAGTTTTAGTATTATTGGGTAATTCAGCGAAAGGCATCTTGAGGCAACTTGCTGTATCGTATAAATTTTTCATGATTCTACCTCCTCATGCAAAACCCATATTTTATTATTTTCTACAGGAAGAGCAGCTCCTGTATTTGGGCATTTAAAATGGGTTGGTAGAACGCTTTGCTTGCTTCCTGAGCTATTTGTGAATTCCATATTCTCAACGCAGATCAAGCCGTATTTGGAGCGACATCTTTCGTAGCCAAGGCTTGTTGCCTCATTAGTGAATTTGATATATCCTTTGGTTGCTAAAACAGATATGCGTTCCCTGATTGTTTTATTTCCGCCAAGACTTGCTTTGCTCTCGAACTTTTCTGCAAATTGATTGCTGGTATATAAATTTCCTTTGAGAGCTTCCTCAGCAATTAAATCCAAAACAACATCAGACTTTCTGTGCCTTTCAGCATCTAGTTTACTACCGTAATCTTGCTTGATTAATCGCTCAGAATATGGATTTAACTCAACCCATTTATTATTTTCTTTTTCAACTATTTTGCGTGGAATCGATGAGCCATTTCTCAGCTCAAAATATAGATTTATTCTTGAGTCTAGTTCGTCAGGACGATGAAGAATAAGTCCGCTTGAATAGAAGCTTCTTAAACTTCCAGCCCCAGAAAATGCTTGAAATGGATCTTCTTCAACTTCTTTCTTTTTAATCTTTTTAGTATGATGACAAAGAATAATACCCATATCTGGATTGAGCATTGAACGAAGTTTCTCAATTCTATTTTGCAGGAAAAATAACATGGCATTATTATCATTTTCGCTGGAGCCTGGAGCTCCTCCGTCAAAGAGATTTCTAATCGGATCAATGCATAAAATATCTATCTTTTGATTAGGAAAATTATGAGCGATGGTTTTATAAACTGTATCAACACCATCATCATTTAGAATCATCTGAATATTGGTGGTGGACACTAAATTGTTGGATGCTTTTCTTATTATTTCCTTTGAGACTTTGAGCTTCTTGATTCGCTCCCTCATATAATGGTAGCCAATCTCTGCTTGCAGATAAAATATACGAAGAGGTCTTGGTGGTTTTAATCCAAGAAATGATTCACCTGCTGCCATATGGATTAAGAAATTGATCAAAAAATCACTTTTTCCAACTTTTGGAGCGCCGCCAATTAGAAGTAATCCACCAGGAGTTAAAAGCCTTGGAAATATCAAATCCTGCGGCATTGGTGAGATATCAGATAAAAGCTCCGATATGGTAAATGATGGAAGTTTTTTGCTTAAATCTTTGGCTGTGTTTAAAAAGCTTCTGACATCAAAATTTTCTGCTACAGCGTCATAGGCATCCCATTTATCTTTTTTATCATTAGGAGGTCTTAAAACTGATATAAAAGAACATTTGCCGGATAGATAATCAGCTAATTTATTTGCATAATTTATTCCTGCCTCATCATTATCTGGCCAGATGATAACTTCCTTATCTTTAAGATATGACCAATCGGTTTTTTCTAAAGGAGCATTTGCACCGCACATTGCAGTTGTTGCGGTAAAGCCAGATTCAATTAAAGCATCTGCCGACTTTTCTCCTTCAACGATTATTACTTTCTTTGAAGAGATAATTCCTGGAATATTGTAAAGCGGTCTTATTTTTGGAGCTTGTGACTTTTTATTTTTTACATCCCAAATTCTAAACTGCTTGCCATCCTCATTATCATAGCGATAAACAACTGCTGATAAGCGATTATTTTGATCAAAATAATTCCAGCTTTTTGAAGGTTTGCCAAGAGTATCAATTGGAGGTGATTTTTGAACTGGCTGGTTTTTCCAGATAGTTGGACTAACTGGAATATTTCCAAGCCAATCATTAATCTCAGTGAGCAATTTTGGAAATTCACTTTTGCCATATCCTTTGACCTCAGACCAAAGATTTAAAAGATCACCTCCTTGATTAGTTGCAAAATCATGCCAACAGCCTTGCTTATTTCCTTGAAGCTGAACAACTAAGCTTTTGCCTTTATTTCCTTCTATATCACCGGCATAATAACAATGATTTTGAATATAGCCTTGAGGCAGAAGATGATTTAAAACCTCATTGATTCTATGAAGTAATGATCTTCGAATTTCCTCGATGTCAATTTGCTTTGAAATCTGGCTCTGATTATTGGCGCTGTTAAAATCTAAAAAATTATTCATATCCACTAAAATTTCAGGTTAAAACAACGCTCCTGCCATGGGCAGAATTTGCACTCAAAGTATGATGAATCAGATGAGATTCTAGGAAGTAGCTCTCCTGACTCAGTTGAGGTGACTATTCTGACTGCTTTATCACTTAGTTTTTGAGCAAGAGCCGGATCAAATTTTATGAGTTCAAAATAAAGCTCTGCCGTATCCTTATTAATTGCTGTAAAGAGAGTTGGATTTTGTGATATGCCATCAATGCCGCTTTCCATATAGGCTTGATAGATGGCAATTTGCGCTGCATAAATTGGCTTTGAAATTGCTAAGCCCTTTTTGACTGTGTCGTTAAATGATTTGTTATTGAGTGATTTACATTCCCAGAGCATTGGAAATGTTAAATTAAGATCTTCTGTCGCATCAATAATTACACCATCAACATGACCTTTAATTTTGCCATTTAGAGCAGAAAATCCAAATTGAGAGCCATCTTTTTTCTCAGTGATTAAATCAAATCCTGCTTGCCTTAACCATTTAATTGCTAGCTCTTCAAAAACATGTCCTGCCTGAAATATCCGCAGTGTCTTGCCTGTGAAATTCTGATCTTCATCCTTTGGCGTATTGGTATATTCAAACTGTAAAGCACGAGAACAACTAACTCCTAATCTTGAAGCGCCAAGATAATTTCTAGGCTCTTTCTGTTCATTTTCTTGAGTTAAAGATTTATCAATTAATATTGATATTTTTTCTGATAATTTAGGTTTCGAATTAAAATCTAGCATGGCAAATCCTCCATTGAATTTGAATCTTCTTCCTTTTGCCTCATTGAGTCCTGATAGGCGGTAACTGCCACTTCAATTAGACAAAGGACTTCTTCTCTAGAATAGTTGGATAGAGGACGATCCATCCCAATTTCTGCTACATATTCACCA